AATCCTCCAGGTGGATTTAACAGACCTCATATTCATCCTAATTCCTTATGGTCAGGTGTATATTATATTAAGACACCTCAGCATTGTGGTCATTTAAAATTAGAGGACCCAAAAACAAGAGCAGAAATGGTGATGCCTAAAAGAACGACTGATCAACTACCTACACATTTGTGGAGAGAAGTGCATTACGAACCTATTGCTGGAAGATGTATTATGTTTCCATCATGGCTCAACCATACCGTTGACCCTAATTTATCTACTGATATAAGAATATCGGTGAGTTTTAATTTTTTACAGAAAGGTTTTGAATGAGTTTTCAAGATAAGAAATATCAAGTGATTAAAGAAGCTATTCCCAAACAGTTAGCTAATTTTTGTTACAACTACTTTTTACTAAAACGTGATGCTACAAAGTTTATGTATGACAATAATATTGTAGCTGAGACCCCTTTACTTGGTACATGGAAAGATCAACAGGTTCCAAACGTCTATTCTCATTATGCAGATATGGTGATGGAGACATTATTGGTTTATGTACTACCAATCATGAAACAAGAAACAGGGCTGGATTTAGTTCCAACTTATTCATACACCAGAGTCTATGAAAAAGGTGCTACACTATTTAGACACAAAGATAGACCAAGCTGTGAGATATCGACTACTCTTAATTTAGGTGGTGATCCATGGCCAATCTATATTGATCCAACTGGAGAAAATAATGTATTGAAATCACAATATACACAAAAGGGTGAAGAAGTGGTTTTAAAACCTACAGCACACAAGGGAAATCAAGTTGACCTAGAGCCCGGTGATATGTTAGTATATTCAGGATGTGATTTAGAACACTGGAGAGAACCTTTTGAAGGTAACATTTGTCACCAGGTCTTTTTACATTATAACCATAAAAACGGTCAGTTTGGTGAGTCTAATCTCTTCGACAAACGTAAAATGTTAGGACTTCCATCGGGCGTATAATTATATTATAGTGGCCCTATGCTACAGAAAATACAATTTTTACCTGGCTTTAATAAACAGATTACAGCAACCACGGCAGAAGGTCAGTGGATTGATGGTGATAATGTTAGGTTTCGTTATAGCACCCCTGAAAAAATAGGTGGCTGGTCTCAGCTAGGAGAGAATAAACTTACAGGTGCAACAAGAGCCATTCAACATCACTTTAATAAAGCAGGGACAAAGTTTTCAATTATAGGAACTAATAGAATTTTATATGTATATACAGGGGGAGTATTCTATGACATTCACCCGATTAAATCTACAAATACTTTAACCAATGCTTTTACAACAACTAATGGTTCTACTTCGGTAACCATTACTTTTTCTACTGCGCATAATATTGGTGTAGGAGATATTATTCTTTTAGATAATTTTACAGCAATTACAGGATCCGATTATACCGCAGCAGATTTTGACGATAAAAAATTTATGGTCACAACAGTGCCATCAGATACGACATTAACTATTACCATGCCGTCAGCTGAAACAGGTGCGGGTGCAACAACATCAGGCGGGATTAGAGTTCAACATTATTATCCAGTAGGTCCAGCACAACAGTTAGCAGGTTTTGGTTTTGGTTTAGGTCAATATGGTGGAACGGTATCTGGAGAAGCAACCACAACATTAGTAGGGTCAATCAATGCAGTTCAAACAACAGGGATTCAATTAACTGATGCTTCTCAGTTTCCAACTTCAGGAACAAACTATGTTCAAATTGGAACAGAAGAACTTTCTTACACAGGAATTTCAGGAAGTGAATTAACCGGTGTAACTAGAGGAGTAAGAAATACAACGGCAGCTATTCACACAACAGGTGATACTATTACCAATTCATCAGATTATGTAGCATGGGGTGAAGCAGCATCGGGTGACTTAGTATTTGAACCAGGTCTATGGTCTATTGATGCGTACGGTGATTTACTTATTTGTTTAATTCATAACAGTGCATGTTTTCAGTGGGACAGTAATGCAACAAATGCTGTGACACAAAGAGCAACGATTATATCAGGAGCTCCAACCGCATCACATGATATGATTGTATCTACACCAGACAGGCACTTAGTATTTTTTGGAACTGAAACTACTATTGGTGATCCAACCACACAAGACTCAATGTTTATTAGATTCTCAGATCAAGAAGATATTAATACCTACACACCAACTTCAGTTAATACTGCAGGAACACAAAGACTTGCAGATGGATCAACGATTGTTGGAGTGGTTCGAGGTCGTAATGCAATTTATGTTTGGACGGATACAGCACTCTTTACTATGCGTTTTATTGGTCCTCCGTTTACATTTGGTTTTGAACAAGTAGGTACGAACTGTGGTTTGATTGGAATGAATGCTGCAGTTGAAGTTGATGGTACCGCATACTGGTTATCTGAAAATGGTTTCTTTAGATACGCCGGTAATCTTGAATCCATGATTTGTTTAGTTGAAGATTATGTATTTGAAGATATCAATTTAACAGCATCGTCTTTAATTAATGCTGGAGTTAATAATTTATTTGGTGAGATTACATGGTTCTATTGTACGGGTAGTTCTGAAGTGGTGAACCGTTGTGTGACATATAACTATAATGAATCTACATCACAAAGACCAATATGGACTACAGGATCTTTAGCTAGAACTGCATGGGTTGATTCTGCCGTGTTTGGAAAACCACATGCTACAGCTTATAATATTGCGGATGATGCATCGTTTGATGTGATCGGTAATACCGAAGGTTCTTCAGTATACTATGAACATGAAACAGGAACTGATCAAGTTACAAACGGATCCGTTACGGCAATCACCGCTAACATTCAATCAGGTGATTTTGATATCACATCACAAGGTCAAGGTAGTTTTGATTTAAGAGGAGATGGTGAATACATTATGAAGATTAGAAGATTTGTTCCAGACTTTTTATCACAAACAGGTAACTCACAAGTGACATTAAATTTAAGAAACTATTCTAATAACTCTCAGGCAAGTTCTTCTTTAGGTCCATTTACCATTAATTCTTCAACAACTAAAGTTGATACTCGTGCAAGAGCAAGAGCCGTATCAGTCAAAGTGGCTAATACTGGAGAATCGCAAGACTGGAAACTAGGAACTTTTAGATTAGATATACAACCGGACGGTAGAAGATAATGGCAAAAATAGTACAGACATTAACAAGACCGGGAAAAGAATATAAAAAGGAAGTCTTTGATGCTATTATTAGAGATATTGATGCTATCATTCAAAAATTAAATTCTACATATCAACAAGATTTAAGAGAAGAATCGCAGAGATTTACTTGGTTTACAAGTAAAAGTAATGGAGGATAATGGCTAATAGATATAAAAACGCAAACTTTGATTTAACAACAACTGCTGTTACAGACATTTATACTGTGCCGTCTAACTCAAGAGCTATTGTACAAAACATACACATAGCAAATGTAGGTGCAGCTAATACTGAAATAAAAGCTTTTATAGATGATGATTCAGCAGGTAGGTCCTATCAGTTTGCAGAACACACGGTAAATTCAGGTAATTCACGATCTGTGTCTGATGGTACAGTCATATTAGAAGAAAACGATAAACTACAATTACAAGCAGGAGCAGCTAATATATTTGAAGGCACTGCATCTATACTAGAATTTGATAGAACATAATGAAGACAGTTAAAATAAACGGAGAAGACGTTCCTGTAATAGAACCAGCTGAGGTTATTACGACTATAAAAAACAAGAAAACAGGTGAAATATACAAGGACGAAGAAGCCGCTAAAAATGTACCGGCAGAAGACATACAAAAAGATGTATTAGTCAAGATGCCAAGCCTTGATTTATTTGGTAAAACCAAGTAAACTTGGAATTTACAGGATTATACGCCTGCCATACTTTTAACATTATTTAAGGAACTATGACAATTTCAAGAGCACAAATGCGAAGACAACTATACATGGGCGGTGGCATTGCTTCCCTAGAACCAAGACAACAATATGGTTTAGGAAGTATTGTGAAGTCTGTGAAGAAAGCTGTTAAAGGTGTTGGAGATGCTGTTGGTGATGTAGTATCTTCTGATGCAGGTAAATTAGCTTTACTTGCTGCTGGTGGATATTATTTAGGTGGTGGAACTTTTGGAGGATTGGCAAAACCTTTCAGTTCAACAACTTTAGGTCAAAGTGCTTTTGGTAAAGCAATTGCAAGTCCTTTTGTAGCAGGTAAAGATTTTTTAATGGGAGCAGGTGTTCTTCCTGCTTCAAGTTATCCAACTTATCAAACTGCATTTGATTTAGGAATAAAAACAATTCCTAGCTCTTTAACAGGTAAAGCTGCTTTAGGTATTGGCGGTGCATCCCTATTAGCAGGTGCGTTTGGAGACATAGAAACTGCACAAACTTTATATCAACAAGATCAAAAAGCTTTTATAAGTAAATTAACCGACTACACTAGAAATTTAAATCCAAAAAAAGATGGCG